GCGGGGGGGGCGGGAGGAAAAAGGGGGGGGGGGGGGGGGGGGGTAGTTGAGTTTGGGTCCCATCGGGGACGTGGGGGAGGTCTTACCCGAGGGGTGGTGCTCTGTCAGTTTCGATGTTGGTATGCAGGGAGGAGGCGTTCGGGATGTCGGGAGGCAATGGTGAGGGGGAGGGGAAGGACAGGGCGGGTGAGATGCTGGTGCGGAGTCGGGAGTTGGCGGGTCGGGACATGGGGTTGGTGGAGAGGGACATCCGGTTGCGGGAGAGGTTGTTGGAGATGCAGGAGGAGGGTTTGGACGTTCTGGAGGACATGGCGTTTGGAGAGGGTTCGAAGTCGGAGAGTGGTCGGGTTCGGTTACGAGCGGTTCAGACGCTGTTCACGGTGGCGAACCAGATGGGTCGGAGGGTGGGAGAGGCCCAGGCGGAGATGGCTCGTAGGGCGCAGCGGTTGCGCAGTGCGGAGCGTGGGATGGAGGACGGTTATGTGGAGGAGTTCGACCTGGGGTTGGTGGAGGAAGCGAAGGCGACGCTGGCGAAGCTACGTGAGAGGGAGGAGTAGTTCATGAGACCGGCGGTGGCGGAGTGGCTCGGGAAGCTCCAGGCGCAGGTGCCCGACCTCACCCTGCGCCACCTCGCCGAACCCGCCCGCCTGCCCCTCGACGTGCGCACCCTGATGCGCGGCTGGGCCGAGGAGTCCCTGCACTTCTTCACCGTCATGGTCCTGGGCTACGACCTCCTCGGCGGAGAGGGCTCCTTCCACTGGGAGATGTGCCGCTGGCTGGAGGACGCCCGCCGGCCGCAACTGCTCCTGTGCTACCGCGGCGGCTACAAGTCCACGGTCGGCACCATCTCCTACCCCATCTGGCGGGCCGCGAAGGACCCCGAGGAGTACTCCCACCTGGAGCTGGTCTCGGACGCCAACCTGGGCAAGGCGATGATGAACAACCTGCGCTCCCGGGTGACGAAGCGGGCCCCGATGCTGCAGGCGCTCTTCCCGGGGATGGTCCCGGCCAACAAGGGCAACGAGCGCCAGTGGTCCGGGGAGGTGGCGTCCCTGGCGACGCGGACCGGGGACGGCCCGACCTGGGAGGTCCGCACCATGGGGATGGGCCGCGCCGGGCGGCACCCGACCACCGTGGGCATGGACGACATCACCAACGAGGTGAACTACGGCTCGCGCTCCGTGCAGGACGACCTCAAGCGGCAACTGGACTTCATCTGGCCGCTGCTCACCGGCCACGACGACGGCGACCCCGTGGAGATCATCGTCGGGAAGGGCACCCGCTACAACGACTTCGACTTCTGGGGCTACATGATCGAGCACCTCTACCCCGACCAGCTCGACCTGTGGGCCGTGCCGGTGCGGGGCACCTGCGCCCTGGACGCCGAGGGTAACGTCACCTGGACGGACAGCCCAGTCTACGCCCACCCCGAACAGTGGAACGACGAGAAGCTCGACGCCATGCGGCGGAAGATTCGGGACCCGCACGTCTTCCACTGCCAGATGTTCCTCGACACCTCGCAGTCGGGCGATAAGCTCATCCCGCAGGACTGGGTGAAGTACACCGGGATGGGGGAGCTGCCCGAGCACGTGACCTACTTCATGGCCTGCGACCCGGCCTCCGGCAAGGGGGAGTCGAACCCCGCCATCGTGGTGGTCGCCATCGACCAGGAGCGCACGATCCACGTGGTTCACGCCGACGACAGCTTCCAGTCCGAGGCCGACTTCATCGAGGGCATCTTCGCCCTCTACCGCCAGTTCCTCCCGTCCGTGGTGGCGGTGGAGGCCTACGCCCAGGCGGGCAAGTCCATGCAGGAGCAACTGGCCGCGCGCTGCCTGCACGAGAACGAGTGGCTGCCCGTGGAGTACGTCACACACGGGCACCTCGACAAGGCGACCCACATCCGCCGGGCTATCCAGCCGCCCTACCAGTGGGGCAAGGTCCGGCACCTGATTACCCTGCGCCAGACCGAGTTCGAGACGCAGTTGTTCTCGTTCCCACATGGGAAGATGCTTGACATGCTTGACGCGCTTGCGTATGCTGTGGGCATCGCACAGAAGTACGGCCCGGACTACGTGCCGGCACCGGGCGACGCCAGGAACCGCGTCGTCGCGTCGCGGGACTTCCCGGTGGCCTACTCGCTGGAGACGCTCCTCTCCGTGGCCGACCTGCCGGAGGACGAGGAGCATGAGCACGCCGGAGTGTGGTAGCCATGAGACTCGGAAGCTGGGACCTGTGGCCCACCACCCCGACCCGCACCTCGAAGAGGGAGCGGGCCGTTGACGACCTCGCCGACCTCCGCAAGCGCATCGACGACGCCGACTCCTTCCACCAGCAGTACTACGACGACATGGACAAGTGGGAGCGGTACTACACCGGCGAGGAGCAGCACGACGAACTGTACACCCTCATGTGCGAGGCCGGGCAGAGCCGCCTGACCTCGGACATCGTGACCGTGAACTACCTCTACAGCACCGTCGAGCACTACATCGCGCAGATCGCGCAGTCCATGCCGGTGCCCTACGTGGCCGGCAACGACGCCTCGCAGGACGAAGCCTCCCAGGCTATCACCGACTACCTGCACGCCTACGGGCGGGCCACCAACATCGGGGGCGAGCAGGAGATGGCCTACCGCTCGGCGCTGGTGCGGGGCACCGGGGCCCTGAAGGTCTACTGGTGCCCGCGGCGGCAGGACGTGGTGGTGCGCAACCTCCCCGTGAACTGCATCGTGCCGGACCCCGGCGCCGCCCGCATCGAGGACTGCTCCTTCATCGCCCTGCGCAACGAGTACTCCGAGGACCTCGCCGTGGCCCTCTGGCCGAAGCTGGACCTGGAGCACGTCGAGGAGGTGGACCCCACCCGATCGGTGGGCGTGGACACCTCCTCCACCACAGAGGTCGTGAAGGTCCTGGTGTGGGAGTGCTACCGGGAGTTCGGAAAGCGCCTGACCATCTTCACCTCCGACCAGGTGCTGTACGACGGGGAGAACCCCACGCCCGGCGGGCGCTACCCGCTGACCTGCTTTCGCCTCGCCGACCGCGAGGACTGCTTCTGGGGGCAGGGGCTGGTCGAGCGACTGCAGGTGCTGCAGACGGACATGAACAAGCTGCACACGCGCATGCGGATACACCACCGCTTCACCACCAACCCCGTGGTGGTCACCTCGTCGAAGAAGGAGATCAACGTCACGCCGGGCGAGGTGATCCGCACCGAGACCCCGGACATCAGGGTGGACTTCCTGCGCCCCGAGCGCATCCCGCCCCAGGTCTACGACACCCTCGAACTCGACGCCCGCGCCATAGACTCCATCTCCGGCGTCCACGACATCACGCGCGGTATCCGCCCCAAGGGCGTGACCGCAGGCATCTCCCTCGACATCCTGCAGCAGGCCGCGGCGGTGCGCCTCAACGGCCCGGCCCGCAACTGGTCCTTCCGCATGGCGGGCATGTGGCAGGCGGTGTTGGAACTGTCGCAGAAGTACGCCGCCGGGGACCTGGTGGCGGCGGGGATGATGGAGGGCCACGCCGGAATGGCGGTGGTCCCGCGCGAGATGCTCTCCGAGGCGACCGTGAAGTACGACGAGGACGGGATGCCGGTGGTGGACCCCGAGACGGGGCAGCCCGAGCTGGACTTCCTCCCGCTCCCGTATCACATAGTCATGCAGCAGCAGGGCGAGCTTCCGCTGAACGCGGCGGCCTTCGCGCAGACGGCAATCCAACTCGCGCAGATACGGCCGGAGATTGATCTCCAGGCCATTCTGGAGGCCGTGAAGTACCCCGGCCGCGAGCGACTGCTGCAGCGCCTCGCCGCCAACAAGCAGGCGGAACTCGCCGGCTACATGGCCGCCCAGGGCCAGATGCCCGGCGGCGCCACACCACCACAGGCCGGGATGACCCCGGCACTACAGGAGGCCTGACCCGATGCGCAAGGAAGACGTGGACGCCGTGGCGGATATGGTAAGCGACCCCGTGGACTGGGACGCGGCCGATGAGGCGCCGGACGTGGACCTCACCGCAACCGACGACCTGGACACGGACACGCCCCTGTTCCCAACCGACGCGCCCGACGACGATGCGCCGGAGTTCATCTACGACGATGGCCCGGTGGACACAGTGGTCCTGCCGGATGAGGAAGCGCCGGTCGCACCGGCCCCGACGCGCGACGACGCGCAGGAGCCCTGGGGCGACAGCCCCGAGACCTTCGACTTCCGCAGCATCAAGGACCTCAACGACCGTCAGGCAGCCTTCGTGAGGTTCGCGCAACAGCACCCGGACCTCGCGACGAACCGCGCCATGCTGTATGAGGGATTCCAAACCAAAGCACAGGAGGCTGCAACAGCCAACCGGCAACTGCAGGACCTGGAGAAGCAAGTGGCCGAACTGAAGGGCCGCCTCGACGAGCGGCAGCATATGCCGGACGAAGAGGCCGACTCACTGGACGAGTCCACCCAGCAGCTCTACGGGTGGGCCGAGAGGTTCGCCACCAAGCACGGGCGCAACCCCAGCTACGCGGAGCTGGCGTCCTACGCGGCGCAGGCGAAGCTGGAACCCGTGCTGGCGAAGATCACCGAGCTGGAGGGGGAGCGCGAGGCGACCAAGCAGCGCGCGCTCGCCGAGCAGGAGCGCATCGTTCATGAGGAGTGGGCAGAGGTGCTTGCCACCTACCCGAACTTCGGCACGCCCGAGGCGGAGGCGGAGGTCGTGGCCGTGCTGGGCGGGATCATCGCCAAGCGCGGCGGGGCTGTCGCCAAGGGCGATGTGAAGAACGCGGTGCGGATCGCCTTCGGGGAGGAACTCGCCGCCACGCGCGAGGCGCAGGCCCGCCAGGCCGTCGCCACCCGCGCTACGGCGGTGCCCTCCGTGCAGCCCGGCGGGACCGGGCGCGCCCCGGAGGCAGGCCCTAAGACCACCAGCCTCGATGACGTGTTCGCCCACCAGCGCAAGCGCGGCATCGCCGGGCTGCTCCAGGATGCACGCAACCGCATGAGCCGGTAGGCACGCAGCCTCCACAAGGAGGCGGCCACTATGGCCGAGACCTACGCCAACACGTTCGAAGCCCTAACCCTTGCCCTGACGCCCAAGGTGCTCGTTGACAACATCTTCAGCGAGCGCCCGACCCTGAAGTACCTGCGGCGTCGGATGAAGCCCGTCTCGGGCAAGGTCTACCAGCCACTCGTGGAGTATGACAAGCTGACGGGCGGCTTCTACGTCCGCGGCGGCCCCCTGACCAACAGCGTGTCCGGTGACATCGCGACGCGCGCCGAGTTCTCCCTGAAGTACTACCAGATGCCCGTGCTCCTCTACGCGCAGGACGTGGACCTGCAGGGGAGCCTCGGTCTGGTGGACCTGATGCAGGCGTACATCCGCAATGCCATCAAGTCCTCGACCTCGGAGCTGAATGGCTACGTCTTCACCGGGAACCCGTCCGCGTCCCCGGCGCAGATGGACAGCCTCAACGTGGCGGTTGACGACACGGCGACCTGGGGGCTCGACCCTGCGACGCGCTCCGAGTGGAAGGCCCACATCATGGAGTCCACGGACGGCGTTTCTCCCTCCAAGGAGAACATCGGCTACATGATCACCAAGATCATGGAGACCTGCGCCGAGCGGCCGGACCTCGTGATCGTGGACCCGGACTACTGGCAGTCGCTGTATGCCCAGCTCGACAGCGGCATCCAGTACACGGCGCAGGCACATGCCAGCAACCCCGTGGTGAAGTGGGGCTTCGACACCTTCTTCATCAAGGGCGTCCCCGTGGTGTCGGACAGCGACTGCCAGGGCGAGGCCTTCGTCTCCGGGCAGGGCACCCGCGCCAACGCCAAGGGCTACCAGGCGTACTTCCTGAACTTCAGACACCTGGAGCTGGTGTACAACGCCAAGCGCGCGTGGAAGTGGGACCCGGCGGGATGGCGGCGCCCGGAGAACCTGGACGCCTACATGAACCGCTGGTTCTGCTGGATGACGCTGGCCGGTGACATGCGTCGCTCGCTGGGGCGCATCTACAACGTGGACCTGACCCAGGACCTGGCCGACTTCGAGCTGGGCACCGTCGTCGCGCCGTCGTAGCCGTGCCCTCGTACCCATCGCGAAATGAAGTGAGGTGAAGACAGATGGAAGTCCCCCTGTACGAGGTGCAGAAGGGCGAGAGTCTCGCCGCGCGCCGCACCATCTACATCCCCATGTACGCGGCGGCGGACTACGTGACGCCCGGAACCGTCGTGGCCGGCAAGGCCAAGCTCTCGGTGAACGGCGGGACCAGCACCAACTCGGTGAACAGCATGGCCGCCGTGACGGGCCACAACGGAGTGGCGAAGCTGGTCCTGGACACGACCGAGATCACGACCTACGGGAACATCGTGGTGACCGCGCCGATGGGCGCCTCCTTCGGGCAGGCGCTGGTGCGCGTGGTGCAGTTCGACCCCTTCACGGAGGGCGCACTGTCGGAGACGGCCCGGGCCTACAAGGCCGGCAAGTGAACGCACCGGGGGAGGTCCTCACGGGCCTCCCCCACACATCAGACCCCGGAGGTTGGCATGGCCCTCGTAGAAGCAGGCGCGAAGCAGGTGGACACCGTGCATCTCAACCACGTCCCCCTCATGGACGACGTGGTGGCGCCGATGCATCCCTCCTTCCGCCAGTGGAAGCGCAACGGCGAAACCCCGCTGGTCGTGAACGTCTCGACACGCAACATCTGCGAGATACCCTCCCAACTGGCGGAGGGCTTCCTGCGCTACACCGACTGGTCCTACTGGGCGGTGGCCACCTGGGTCTCCTCCTGGTTGCACGAGCGCATGTGGTGGCAGGTGGACTACGAGGACCCCGACAGGCGCGAGCAGCAGATACTCCGCGACCTGCTCCGGCAGGCCGACTACATCCACCTGAACGGCTACCACACCTGGGACTTCCTCCGGGACATGCGGGAGGAACTCACCGGCAAGCGCATGGTCATCCACCACCACGGCTGCGAACTGCGCGACGACCCGATGAAGCATCGGTGCGAGGCGGACGCGGGCTACATGCGCGTGGTCTCGACGCCGGACCTGCTACTGTCCGACTACGGCCTGCACTGGCTGCCCTCGCCCGTGCCCATCGTGGAGATCGAGCGCAACTACCCGCGGTGGACGAAACACCCCGGCGAGCCCTGCGTCATCGGGCACGCCTACACGGTCAAGGAGAACAAGGGCAGCGACACGATTGAGGTGTTCGTGGAGCGGGCCCGGCAGCGGGCGGCCATCTGGTACATGCCCTGGCACGGCGTCCAGCGCCGGCAGTCCATCTGGCTGCTGTCGCAGTGCGACGTGTTCTTCTCGACGATGTTCTTCGGGCCGGGCCTGGCCTCGTATGAGGCGATGGCCATGGGCATCCCGGTGGTGCTGTCCTGCACGGAGGCGGAGTACGAAAAGCAGTGCGAGTGCTACGGAGGCGAGACGCCCTTCTGGCGGGTGACGTATGAGGACGCGGAGGACGTGCTGGTAGAGCTTGCGAAGAACCCGACGTTGCGCGCCGAACGAGGGGCGCGCGGGAAGGAGATCATGCGCGCATACCACGACCTGCCTGCGGTCGTCGAGCGGATGAAGGGCTACTACGAGGAGGCACAGCCATGTCGGACAGTCCTCTTCCACGAGTAGTCATCATCCTGCGCGGGACCATGTGTTCCGGGAAGACGGTGTTGCAGGGCCTGATGGAGCGGGAGGACATGCACCTGGTCGAGGTGCCGCTGCTGTGCGAGGCCGTGGCCGAAGGCTACAACTACGTGCCGGTGGACCTGGTGCATGCGTTCCGGGCGACGGGTCGGAACATGCGGGAACTGAACTACGGGATGGAGGACCGGCCCTACCTGGTGGTGGACGCCTGTGTGTCGGCTAAGGAGGTGGCGGCGGCCTTCGCGGAGACGCGCGTGGTGCAGGTGGTGCTGGTGGCGCCCTGGTATCTGGTGGCGGCCCGGCGGCGCCTGCGCCTGGTCATGGACGGGATACCGCTGGCCGCTATCGACAACCACCCGCGCTACGTGGCCTGGGCCAACACCTACTACTCCCACAACTACCGGGAGCAGATGGTGCTGGAGGGAGTGGAGGAGGTGTGGGTGAACACCGCCGATTGCCCGTGGCGGGTGGAGGAGGACCCGGACACGGTGCTGCGGCCGATGTTCGCGTGGCCCTACATTGACGACCCGACGCAGCTCTACCAGCAGGCCCTGCACATCGGGGAGGGCTGGTACGGCAACCGCGCGCGGGTGGGCTTCGAGCAGGCGCGGCTGGACGCGGTGCTTCCGGCGGACTGCGCCGGTCTGACGGTGCTTGACGTGGGCTCCTCCGAGGGGGGCTTCTGCTTCGAGGCCCTGAACCGGGGGGCGGTCTACACCATGGGGCTGGAACTGCGGCAGCCGCAGGTGGACCTGATGGTGACGCTGCGCTCGCAGACCTTCCAGGCCCTGTCTGTGGCGCAGTATGACGTGAACAAGCTGCCCCTGCCGGTGCTGTACGACAGGTACGGCGAGGCGCGCCTGTGGGGCCTGACGCTGCTGCTGAACGTGTTGCACCGGGTCGAGGACCCCGGCAAGCTCCTGCGGGAGGCGTTGGTGAAGAGCGAGCGCGTGGTGGTGGAGGCGCCGTTCTGCATGGGCACCGAGCCCGGCAAGCCGGAGGACGCGAAGTACCCGGGGACCTGGCACCTGCCGCCCGCCTGGGTGACGCAGGTAGCCCACGCCCACGGGTTCGGGATGAAGCGCATCGAGGTCGGGCCATACGTGCCGGAGCAGAGGCTCATCTTCGAGATGTCAAGGGAGGCCTTCGGTGGGACCGCAAAGCTTGTGGGAACCCAACTGCGTGATTGACGGCGTGACGCCAGGGACCGAGGCGGACGTGCTGCCCGAGTTCGAGGAGGGGGTGCGCCTGTGGAACTGGGTGCGGGTGCGGGCGGGGGCGTTCCTCGGGTCGGGCACCATCTGCGGCGACATGGTGCACATCGGCCCGAACGTGACGGTGGGCCGGGGCTGCCGGATCGGCAACGGGGCGCAACTGCACGAGCCGGCGGTGGTGGGCGACCGTGTGTTCATCGGGCCGCAGGCGTTCCTGGGGAACGACCGGACGCCGATGGTGGGGAAGACCTGGATGGCGCAGCCGGTGGTGGTGGGCGATGATGTGGTGATCGGGGCGGGGGCGCGGATCATGGGCGGGGTGACCATCGGGGCGGGCGCGGTGGTGGGCATGGCCGCGGTGGTGCTGCGGGACGTGGCGGAGGGGATGATAGTGTGCGGGCTGCCGGGCAAGTCGATACGGCGGAGGCGGATGCACTATCCGGGGACGGCGGTGGAGCACTGGGCGCCGGTGGGCGAGGAGGACGGGTGTCCGCTGTGCAAGATGTTCGGGGTGGAGCAGCCGCCGTGGGAGCCGTCCGAGGTGATTGAGGATGCCGGGCAAGGTTGACGAGGAGAAGTGGGAGCGGGCGAAGGCCGCCGTGCGCAGGCAGTATCCTGAGCTGTCGGAGGACGGGGAAAGGTTTTGGAGACTGGTGCAGAGCATCTACCAGAAGATGACGAGGAAGAAGTAGGGCGGCCCCCGGTGTTCCGGGACCCGTTCGACTTCGGGCTGTGGTTGTGCATCGTGGTCGTCAGCCTGGTGTTGCTGTGGGACGCGGCCAAGGGGGCGGCGGGATGACGGAGGACGACAAGCAGCGGATGGGCGTGGTGTTCGTGGTGTTGTCTGCGGTGGTGCTGGTGGTGGCGATGTTCGTGCAGTGCCCGCAGGTGAGGTTGCCGGAGGAAGAGGCGGGGGTGAGTAGCTGCCCGCCGCCGGTAGTGCAGGAGGAGGTGCAGGAGATGCCGCACCCGACGACAGCGAAGTGGGGCTATGATGCAGCCAATGACAGCAGCGAACCACTCGCCAATCAGTGGGGTGGCATGGTGCTGCCGTTTCGCACCGGCGCGCCTACCGACCAGTTCCTCGCCAGCGCCCCCATCTGGCCGGTTCCCGCAAGTCTGTCGTGGGCACCGGGCTCTGGTTTCCTGTGGGCCTGCTATGGGCTGATAGACCCGTCCAGCGACACCCTGATCAGCATCGCGGCTTCGGTGGATTGCACCGGGAGCGAAACTGACATACCGCGCCTCGTAGCCGCCCTCTACGATGCAGGGGGGAACCTGCTGGGCAACACCGCACAAGAGGAACTGCCGTTGACCTACGCAGGTTGGTGGACGCTCGATTTACTGGTCCCCGTGGCCTTGACGCCGGGCGCGGAGTATGCGCTGGCAGTCGGGGGCAGGGACCTGTCGCTCGACTACGCTTCGAGCGGTGTCTATGCGCACCCCGATTACGGCTTCTACGACCCGGGCGAGTCCTACGTCTACTGCGAGTACGTCTGGCACAACGGCGTCCTCTACCATGCCACCGGGCCCGCCGGACCCGGCGACGCGCCGCCTGACCCGCCCTGGGAGGTCGTCGGCGGGGCCGCCGTCCTGCCGCTCCTGAAGACCAACTCACTGACCTCGGGCAGCATGATCAGCGGAGGTGCGCGATGAAGTGGGCACTCGGGGACACCATCTACTTCCACTTCGCCTCCAACGACACCGGCGGCTCCGGCGATGACGGCGCCACGCCGGTCTTCGACGTGCGCGAGGCCGGGGCCGCCGCCTCCGCCGCACCCGTCCTCTCGGGCTCGGCTACCCTCCTCACCCACGCCAACTACCCGGCGGGCTGCCACGAGGTAGCCATCGCCGCCACCGCCGGCAACGGCTTCGCCGCCGGGAAGCACTACGCGGTCTTCTCTACCCTCCTCGTGGACAGCGAGAACCCCACCGGCTGGCTCGGGACCTTCTACCTGACGGCCGCCGGGGAGAACCCGCTGACCAACGCCATCATCGCCGCCTACATTGACGACATCCTCTCCGGCGTCCACGGGTCCGGGTCGTGGGAGGACGCGGGCACCGGGTCCGGCGGCAACGTGGTCACCCTCAACATGAAGGACGACTCCGGCGACCCCGTGCCGGGCGTCCGCGTCGTGGTGCGCAACGTCACCGAGACCACGCTCGTCGCCGTGGGGATCACCGACGCGGACGGCGACGCGGAACTCAACCTCGACGAGGGCACCTACAAGGTGCGCTACGGCCCGGCCTACGCGGCGGGCGGCCCGGAGGGGCGCGGCCTCGGCGGCGGCTACTGGTTCGACGGGAACCCCTACACCCTCACCGTCTCGGGGGCCACCACGCAGGACTTCACCTGCGACGCCATCGCCACCGCCAACGCGGGCCTCACCTACGGCGACCTGAAGAGCATGGTCCACCAGGCGGTGCTCCGCACCTGGCCGCAGTGGGAACGCCTCATCCCGCAGGCCTTCGTCGAGAAGTGGGTCAACAGCGCCTACCAGGAGCTTGACCGCAAGCTGCGGCACTCCCGCACCAACGTCACCTTCACCACCACCGCCGGCACCGAGGAGTACGCCCTGTCCTCGGTGGTGCGCGAGGTCGAGGCCGTGGTCTGGGCCGACGCCTCAGACGGTGACCGCCAGACGGAACTCGACGGCCTCTCCCTCTCGGAGTGGCTGAAGAAGAAGCACGACAGCACCGACAGCGGGAACCCGGAGTACTACCTGCAGCATGGCGACGTGCTCTACCTCTACCCGCCGCCGGACACCACCAGCGACACCATCTACGTGTGGGGCGTCATGGAGCCGACGAACCTCTCCGGCGACGAAGAAATGCCGGGCTTCGCGGCGAACCTGCACATCCTCATCGTGGACCTGGCGGTGGCCTACGCGGCCCAGCACGTCGGGGACCTCGCCATCGCGCAGTCCCTGCGGCGGAACCTCTACGAGGTCCTGCACGCGGAACGCTACGAGCCGCAGGTGAAGCGCACCGGCCCCGACCGGATGATCAACGACGGGATCTAGGAGGCGACTGACATGCCAGCAGGAGACATCTCGAAGACCCTCATGTCCCGGGTCCGGTCGCGGGTAGGACAGAGGACCCAGCAGGGCATCCTGGACGTGCATCTCTACCTGTTCCTGAACCGGGCGCAGCAAGACCTCATGTGGCGCCTGCACGACGCGGCCATGCCGGAGATGACGGACATCGCCGCCGGGACCCTGACTAACTCCCGGGTGGGCCTGCCGGCCGACTTCATGCGCGAGCGCCTGTGTCTGGTGGGCAGCGGCACGGTGCAGGCTCGGCGCATCGGCCTCACCGACCTGGACAGCCTCACCCGCGACACCCTCATGGCGGCGTCGGCGGACAACCCCTACTACTACATCTGGGAAAACGCCACCGACAACGCGAAGCGCCTGCACCTGGAGATCGGGGCGCCCACCTCCACCGCCGCCTACCAGCTCTACTACATCAAGCAGCCCACGGACATGGACGACTTGACGGACCCCATCCTGGGCAGCGACAAGTACAACCTCCTGGTGGACTTCGCGGTGAAGCGCGTCCGGGAGATGCAGGGCGAGTACGAGGAGGCGGGGGGCATCTGGAAGCAGTACGTGGGGGGCATCGGTAAGATCAACTCGCGGTACATGATGCAGGGGGCGCGGCAGGAGCGCGAGCCGGGCACTCGGAGAGAGGTGAGCTGACATGCCGGGCGCAATCTCACAGGGAATGGTGGCGGTGGTCCGGGCGCGGGTGGCGGACCTGGCCGGGGCGCACTGGACGGACGCTGAGTTGTACGCCTTCCTGAACGCGGGCTTCCTGGAGCTTGCCCACTCGCTGCCGGACGCGGCCCTGGTGGGCCTCACGGAGGCGACCACCGGCGCACTGGTGGGGGCGCAGAACGAGTATGACCTGCCCTCGGACTTCCTGCGCGAGCGCCTGGTGCTCTACAAGGGCAAGGTGGCGGTGCGGTGGATGGTGCGCGAGACCGGGGCGCTCATCTCCGACAGCCTCATCGCGGGGGCCATCTCGGAGGCGAACCCGTTCTACCGCATCTGGGACAACGACGTCATCTTCAAGGTGGGGACGGTGACGCAGGCGGGTGCGGAGGTCTACGAGGTGCGCTACATCAGGGAGCCGACCACCATCTCGTCCACGGTGGACCCGGACCTGTCCTCGGCCTACTTCAACCCGGTGGAGGACTACGCGGTGGCGTTGTGTCTGGCGGAGGCCGGGCAGGCGGGCGCGGGGGCGGTGCAGCGGGCGCACTTCGACGAGTTCTGCCAACTCGTGACGGCGCAGTACTCGAACCCGGATTTCGTCTACGACGGGATCCCCAAGGACCCACTACTCGGAGGGCAACAGTGAGCCACAGACAGGCGGCAGAGGACACGGTGAAGCTGCGGGAGGCCCTGAAGCAGGACCGGGCCGCCCGCGACGAGAAGCTCAAGCGGGCGCGGGGGTATGACGAGCGGCTGGAGATACTGCGGGAGGCGCGGGCGAAGATGAAGACCCGGCAGGACGAGGCGACCCATCTGATCGAGCAGGAGGTGGACCGTGGCTGACGGCGGCCCGGAGGAACTGGTCCTGGAGCGGTGGACGCTGGGATGGAACCCCATCAACCAGGTGCCCGACTACCTCTACCCGCGGGAGCTGCGGCAGGGGCAGGCGCTGGAGGCCCGCAACGTGCGCTTCACTCCGGGTGGCCGGATGGAGTGGCGGCGTAACCAGTTCTCGATAGACGCGCCGACCGGGGCCAACGTCGGGGCGGTGAAGTCCCTGGCGGAGTTCGTGACCGAGGACTACAACCAGATACTCGCGCTGGTGCGGTACGGGGCGGGGGCGCCCTACGCGGGGCGGCTCTACTACCAGAACGTGACCTGGGACGGCGCGACGCCGACGCAGACCACGTACGGGTACGAGCTGTTCAACGGTGGGACGTGGACGAACATCACGACGGACGCGGACGCGGTGGCGCTGCTCGCTGCCGATGGCTTCTCGGCGGCGTTGCAGGTGAAGCAGTACCTCTACATCGCCCCGAAGCCCTACTCGGCGACGCGGAAGCTGCTGTCAAACCCGCTGCTGCGGTGGGATGGTGCAACGCTGCGGATCGTGGGCCTGGACCCGCCGGGTGTGGAACCCACCGCGAGCGCCCTTGCCACCGGCGTCCTGTCGGCGGGCACCTACTCCTACCGCTACACCTTCTACGACCCCACTTCGGGGTTTGAGTCCATGCCCTCGCCGGTGGAGGACGTGCATGTGCCGGCGGACGGCTACCTGGTGAACCTCACGGGGATCACGGACTACGGCGACAACTACTACAAGCGCCTGTACCGGGCGTTCACCACCGACACGGCCAACGACGCGCGTGGGGCGGAGTGGTATCTTCTGGCCGAACTGCCGCCCGGCACGGGTGCGGGCACCCAGGAGACCCTGACGGGCTGGAGCGAGACGGACACGGAGGGCCGCCTGACGGTGGGGGCCAACAGCGCGGCCTACGTCAACCTCGAAGGCGACGACACGGTGCATCTGAGCGAGGACCAGGGCGCGGGCACGGTGACGGACTTCGAGCACCGCTTTGCGCTGGCCTACACCTCCGGGGACTCGGGCGCAACGGCGGTGGCCTTCGGCGTGTCGGACGGGGCCGCGCCCGGCGTGTTCAGCGCCTGGAGCAACGGTGTGGGCGTGGAACTCGTGGCACAGAGCGGGGCGGCGCTCGTCTACCTAACCGTCCGCACCGATGCGCCCTACGCGGGCGGTGCCATGCTGTCGGCGGCCATCCCCAACGGCGCCACCCGCTACTTCCGCCTCATCCGGCAGGGCACGACGCACTGGCTCTACATGTACCAGTCCTCGGACTACTCGGACGCGCCGGTGGTGTGCACGAAGACGCGCACGGACGGCGACACCGCCTACCGCTACGCTTACGCGGGCTGCTCGGCGGGGACAGTCGCCACCACCAAGATGAGCTTCACCATCTCGAACGTGGTCCTGGACGCGGCGGCGTCCTACACGGACAACGTGCCCGCCTATGGCCTCTCGCAGCTGTGGAGCTTTGACCGGGCCAAGCCGCCGGACGGGCGCCTGCTGGAGTGGCACAAGGACCGGATGTTCATGGCGGGCTGTTCGCGGGGGTCGGAGTCCTACCCGGACGACAGGGCCTACTACGGCAATGTCCTCTTCTGCAGCGCCCTTGATGAGCCGGACTACTGGCCCGGGGACAACCTGTTCGTGGTCGGCGACGACACGCCCATCGTGGGCCTCGCCTCCTGGGGCGAGTATCTCGTCATCTTCAAGGAGAACGGGGTATGGACTCTGACCGGCTACGGGGACACGGACTTCCGCCTGGCGCAGTTGACCTCGGCGGTGGGGAGTGTCAATGCGAACGTCCACTGTGCCGCCCCGCCCGGCGTCCTCTGGATGGCGCCCGATGGCTACTACTTCTGGGACGCGGACCGTATCGAGCGCGTCCTGCCCCTGGACGAACAGGTGCCGTGGACCCGCCCGGCCGCCCGCGACCTGAAGCCGCGCATCTGCTTCCACGAGGGCCGCTTCTACGTCTTGCAGGAGGACGCCTGGCTGGAGTTCGCCCCGGCCACAAAGACGTGGGCCTGCCATGACGCGGACTACTTGGACGCGCAGGACGACACGCCGGGCCTGCGGGCGTACAACCGGGGCGGGGCCCAGTCCCACGTCCTCACGGCGATGGCGTGGGCCTCGTCTCAGTCACCGCTTATCACGGTGCTGGATCAGGCCGGGCCGCTGGCGAACTACGCTACCGCGGGCACGGTGTACTCGGACTACCGAGCGCCGGTCTACCTGACCCTCGGCCCCATCGAGGCCCCGGTGGGCGAGGAGCTCGTGCCGCTGTCCATCCACGTTGACGGCTCCTGGACCCGCGACGTGAGCCACCTGCTCTACGTCTACCTGACGCCGGACCCCGAGTACTCCGCGACGGCGGGTGACAACGCCTGGGCGACAACGCCGGAGTGCCCGCAGGGCGACAACATCATCGGGGTGCCGGGCGGCTACTCCTACGTGGACGGCACCACCAAGTACGTGACCAACGCGGCGCGGCGCTGGTATGTGCAGATCGGCGGGGGCTCGGGCGCGGACTTCGTGCTCGACGCGGTGCGGGTCATCTGCCTGCGGAGGAGGGCGAGGGGCGCATGAGCAGCGACATCCGGCGCAGGGAGACGAAGACGGTCCCCTACAACGTGGCGCTGGAGCGTATCACGGACCCCACGGTGCGGGCGGTGTTCCGGCACGTCTACGACCACCTGCCGAAGGACCTTATCACCTTCGAGGACCTGGAGGGCCTCGGGGGCACCGTGTCGGAGGCCCTGGTGAACCCGCAGTACTACGACCGGGGGGACCCGGCGGTTGCGGATTGGGAGGAGTCCGACCTCACCTGTGACGGGAACTGGCACACGCTGGACCTCACCACCGTCAACAGCGCCATCGCCCAGGCCACGGAGGTCAAGCTCCGGGTGGTGTTCGGCGGGGGCAGCGGATGGCTCTACGTGCGCGAGAACGGCAACAGCAACGAAGTGAACATGGACGGGCAGATATACGAGAGCGGGGACCCGCAGAGCGCCTTCACGCTGCTGGTGACACCGGACGAGAACGGCTACATCGCGTACAAAGCGTCCGCGGCGGGGACCATCGACCTGTCGGTGGCGGGGTGGTGGGGCGGCTACGGCTCCTCGGGCACGGGGGCCTCGTCGGAGATCGCCCTGAACAGCGCCCACCGCCTGGGCGACGGGTCCGACCATGCGGACGTGGCGACGCACGACGGCTATCTGAACCAGGCGGTGAAGACGACCAGCAGCCCGACGTTCGGGGGCCTCACGCTGACCCCACTAAGCGGAGTGCTCAAGGCGACGGCGGGGGTAGTGGGTGGTAGCGCGGACAGCGACGACGTGGACGAGGGCGCGACGAACCTCTACTTCACGGAGGCGCGGGCGAACGCGGCCTCGGACGTGGTGGCGGCGAAGGCCCACATCACGGCGGACGGGAGCAGCCACAGCCACATCGCGAGCAACCACCCGCATCAGGCGGTGGACACGGCTGACGCCCCGACCTTCGGGGGCGTGACCTCGAATGGGCAGCTCGTGGTGCAGACGGCCACGAACCTGCCGCTCTCGTCCTACGGTGAGGCGGCGGGCGGCAACGTTGGCTACTACTACATGAACAACGCGGCTGTGGCGGCAGCGAACTCCGTGGGCTACAGCCTGCGGGTGCGGTCGTCCACAGCGATGCGCACGGCGGCCACCCTCGTCGCGTCGTTGCCGACCACTACGGACGCCTCCCGCACCGGGCGCTTGGAGATGCAGGTGCCCGACAACGGCGGCATCGCGAGCCGCCTGGCGGTGGAGGGGAAGATCGTGCGGGCGGAGAACGGCGGGCTGGTCACGGTGCTGCCCAGCAACGGGGCGCCGTCCACGACGCCGGAGGCGGGCAGTCTCTACTTCGACACTGGCACGAGCAAGCTCATGGTGTATACTGGTGCCAGTTGGGTAGCCGTACACTGAGGAGTGAGGGCTATGCCGCTACCGTGGGCAGCAATCGGTCTCGGCGTGAACCTGCTGGGTAGCCTCTTCGGCGGGGGTAGCAGGACTACGCAGAGCACAGCGGGGATGAGTCCCCTGCAGCAGTACATGTTGCAGGAGTCGTTCCTGCGCGGGATGCAGCGTGCGCAGCAGGAGGCCATGCCGGAGTCGTTCAGGCTTCGGACAGGCGAGGGAGAGCAGCAACAGCAACCGGCGGGGGCGGGACTGCTTCAGTTGACCCAGAACGCCACGCAGGCCGGGGGCCAATCGTCGCCGGGCTCAGGAGGGGCACCCAAGATGCTGAACATGCAGGGCTTTCTGACGACACAGCCGGCGGCGAGCCAGACAGGTACGCCGCCGACGAGCGAGCTGTACAACGCCTACCTGCGGCGGGCGCTGTCGGGCAACGACGTGCTCCCGGCGGGTCAGATGCAGGGGGCGCTGGCGACCGGGATGGACGTGATCAACCGGCAGGCGGCGGGTTCGGCGGCGGGGCTGCAGGAGAGCCTCGGGTCGCGGGGCCTGCTGCACAGTGGGGTGCTGTCTCGGGGCCTGGCGGACGTGGAGCGGGCGCGTCTGGGTCAGGTGGGTTCACTGACGCAGGACATGCTGGCGCGGCAGTTGGAGGCGGCGCGGCTGTCGCAGCGGTCTGGGGCGGAGTTGTATGCGGCGGGCGCGCGGCAGGACGCGGCGATTGAGGGGAGCAGGCCGTCAGTGTGGGACCAGATAGCGGGTCTGGTGGGGGCGGGGGCGCAGTGGTACTACGGGCGGCCCACGGGCGGCGGGACCAGCCCCACGACGGTGTATGCGCCGCCGTCCACGAGTAGCCTGACGAACACGACGCCGCTGTTCCCCTACTGAAAGGGGTGAGGGACGATGCCGGTGACACTGCGAGACGTGTTGGGCGGGCTGGCGCAGGCGGGCGGGCGCTACTTCGGTGGACGCCTGGCGGGGGAGACGGCTGTGGACCAGCGGCGGCGGCAGATGGCGCAGGAGGCGCTTGACGCGGAGCGCATCCGACAGGCCATGCAGCTTGCCTCGGCGGCGGACACGCGGGCCGGTGAACAGCACACGGCCCTGCTTCCGGGCTGGCAGGCCCAATCTGGCATCCTACAGGAGGACTTCCTCCATCCGGGGGAGCGGGATGTGCGGGCCGCGCTGCCGATGGAGGCCCACCTGCGAGAGCTGGCCAAGAAGTCCGTGGGGCAGGCCAACCTGCTCGAACTGATGCAGGGGCCGGACCTAGCGATGGCGATGGGCGCGGGGACCTGGCAGCGGCCCGTGCGGCCCGAGGCCCCGTTCCCCGGAGAGGTGCCGCCGCTGGCCCTGCCGCAAGCGTGGCAGGCCCCACAGGTGAGCGTGACGCCAGAGCAGGCACCCTACATGCCGCCGTGGGGCGAGGTGGCCCCACTGGCCCTGAAGCAGCCGATGCCACAGGAGGTCATGGGGCCGGTCCCGGTGTCCACGGCGGCGCAGGAGACCGTGGAGCCATGGGTGCGGCAGCCGGGCGTGTACGATCGGGACGCCACGGTGGCGGCCCTGCAGGGACTGTCGCCGGAGCAGTTGGTGGACCCGGTGGCCCTCATGCAGTTGACGCGCTACGCGGGCGGCGCGATGGCCCCTGGGCCGGGCGACTTCCCGCAGCTCACCGTGCCGACCGAGGCCGAGCGCGCGGCGGCAGCGGCGGCGGAGGCGCAGGGCCTTATGGACATGCGGGAGCAGCTGGCCACCATCGGTAATATCGAGGCCCAGGCCGGGCAGCGGGCTGCCCAGGGCGAACTCTACGGCGAGCAGGCGGCGGGTCAGTACCTCGACAATGTGATCACTGCCGCCAAGGCGGCAGACGCCCCCGCGATGCAGGCCCTGGCCCTCCAGATCGAACAGGCCAAGGCGAACATCGAGACGATCAAGGCCCAGGTGGCGGCGAAGACGCAGAACGCGGAGGTGGCCCAGGCGTTCGCCGACCTCATCCTGACCCGGTACGAAGCGCAGATCAAGCAGTACATCGCCGAGACCGGCTCCTACCCGACCTCGCGCTCCATCAGCCAGAGCACGTCATTCTCGCAGAGCCAGAGCTTCATGGACCCGGCGTGGTTGCAGTTGCAGGCGCAGAAGTTCCAGGCCGACTTGCAGCAGTACGGGCCGGATTATGCCCTGCGAGCGATGGCGTTGGGCATTGACCAGTACGATGCGGAGACGAGGCGCATGTATCCGGGCGGTCGGGACCCGAGCGGCAGCACGGGGCAGGGGGTGCCCCCTTTCCCGAAGGCGGACAACCTGGAGGGGGGCCAGGAGGTGCCGTAAGTCCCCAGGGGGCCAACCCGCGCGCCCTGCGCGTCCTGCAGGCGGCGGCAGCAGGCCAGCGGGGGCCAAGCCATGGGCGCAGTTCGTGCCAGCAGTCGCTGACCGACTGGCTTGGTATCGAGGGCGGCTTCGGGGACGCCCATGTGAGCGGGCCTGGATGGGCGCGACGCGGGTGGGTCGCACAGGACCCCGCCAAGGGCTTGGCCGAAGGCGACATCATCATCTACCACGACGGGGACAGCTACAACGGTGTGGTGCGAGGGAAGCCCCGCGGCCATGTGGGCATCGCGGGGATGCACAATGGCCGCATGATGTTGTGGTCCCACATGGGAACGCGGTGGCAGTGGACAGAGATAGGGCGGTTCTCAGAGGTCTACCGGCAGCCGGGTCCGGGCGGCCAGACACAGCCCTACGGGCCGCCCTCTCCTTCGGGCACACCTGCGCCCGGCGCCCCCGTGCAGATGGGTTCCACCGCCCAGGCCATAGACCAGGCCCGGCAGGGCCAACGGCAAGCCGCCGTGACCTACGAACGGCGCGTGGCACACGGCCCCCGTGGCGAGAGCATGACGGTCACGGTGCCGCAGGGGCAGAGCGGATCACACACCATTAAGGTCGGCGGCATAACGTTCCTCGTGCGCTTCTGGGCGGACGGCCGCACAGTCATCGAGGGGCGGTGATCTGATGTCCTACGAGTACGACCCTGGAACCGGGCAAGTCCGCAGGGTGGGTTCCTCTACCCGCCCGCCTGTGATCGTGACGCCGGGCGGCGAGACCATAGACCCTCGGGCCACCGCACCGCTCACGGCGCCGGCGCCGGGTAGCGCCCGGGCCTATCGCGAGGAACTACTCCGTGGCGCCACCGGCCAGACGCGCAGCCCCGAGTTGGGCATCATGTCCAGCGTCCTCGGTCTGGTGGCGGCCCCTCTGCGGCCCTTCGATGTGCCGGGGGCGCTTGCTGGTGAGTACCTGCGGTCGCGGCGCGAGGGGACCCCCGCCGCGTACGGCGAGGCCGCGCGTCGGGCGCTGGCCCCGGAGTTGGTGGGCGGGCCCCGGACTTCGCTGGCGCACGAGACGTATGTGCGGGTGAACTCCGAGGGCCAGGAGGGCAGTCTGGGGCGGAGGGCGTTGGGTTCGGCGGCGGGCGTGGCGGCTACGTTGGCGGCGGACCCCCTGATGTGGCTGATGCCGCTGTCGCGGCTCCCGGCGGCGGGGCGGATGTTGCCGAGGGCGATGGGTGACGCGGGCCGCGCTGCCGGGCGCGTGGTGGCGGACGCCCTGCGGGCGGAGCGGGCTGCGGCGGGCGGACGGGCGGCAGCCGGAGCCGAGCGCGAGGCCGCCCGGGCGGTGCAGGTCACCGAAGAGGCCTTCCGGGAGATCGCCGCGCCGCGCCTGCCGCTGTTCCGGCGCCTGGGCGTGGAGGATGTCAACCGGATGCAGCAGCGCCTCTACCCGCCTGCGGTAGCTGCCGGCAACCGGGGCGAGTGGGCGCGCCTGGGCGGGGCCATGCAGGAGACGGCGGCCCGCCTGGAGCGGGAGGGCCTGCTACCGGACACGATGCGGGCGCTGCTGAGTGGTGCCGCAGAGGAGCAGGCGTGGACCCCGGCGACGCGGGCCTTCACACAGACGGTCTTCGATGGGGTCATGCACGCGGGGTTGCCCAGCTACCGCTGGTATGGTATCCCGTTCCAGCCCTACCGGGGGCGGCTGCCGGGTGCGGCCGGGAGGATGCAGGCGGAGTTCGTGGACACGCTCGGAGAGGTGGCCGGGCGCAACCAGTTCCAGGTGGCGACACGGCTGCACCAGCTCGACGAGTTCGGCGACGCCAACCTCTTCGGGCGGGCGGCGGCCGCGAAGCTCTACGGCCCGGCGGCGACCGACGTGCAGGTGGCGGCGCTGGTGCGGCGGGCGGAGTCGGCGGAGGCCCGTGTGGAGATCATGCGGGAGGTGCTGTCCCGCGGAGCGGGCCGGGACCTGGCGGACAACTTCCTGCGCTACGCGCGACAGGCGACAGAGCGGACGGGGCGGCGCTGGCCGGGGGTGCGGGCGCACGAGCGCACGGCAGGGCCGCAGGTGGTTGACGTGGACTGGGTAGACGAGGCGGCAGAGACGGCGCAGGGCGCGGCGGCGGCGCGGAACTGGACGGTGGCGGACCAGGTGCATCGGTGGTTCGCACGGGGGCCGCTGGCCGGGTCCGGGGCGCGGCGCAGCGTGGCCTCGGTGCGGGCGCCGGTCGTGGGCAGCGAGATCATCCAGCGCGGGGTGAGTGCGGACCTGGCGGTGGAGCGTGCCATCGTGCGGGATGCACTCACGGACCTGGGCGGCAACCTCGGGCGCTACCGGGAGGCCCTGGGGACGGTGCGGGGCGGGGGCACAGGCGGGATGTCCCGCGTGGCGATGGTGGAGCCCATTCGGGGCGTGGTGGGCGACCTGCTGGCGGAGAACCCCACGGTGCCGCTGCAGGAGGTGGTGCGGTTCCTCGGGGAGGCGATGCAGCCGGAGCGGCCGTTCTACGAGGCGGAACGCGGGGCGCCGCAGGTGTACGACGCGGACCCGTTGGTGCGGTCGGTGGTGCAGGACATGTTGCAGCGGGGCGAGGTGGAGGCGTGGACGGTGGACGCGGAGACGGCGCGGGAGGTGTATGGGCTGCGGGGCGGGCCGCAGGTGATACTGTCGCGGGCGGTGCCGGGGCAGGCGGGTCCGGCGGGTGTGGCGGCGCCGGTGTCCCCGGCGGGACCTGTTGCGCAGGAGGTGGGGGTGAGGCCCACTCCGGGCGTGGAAGTCGCCCCACGGGCCTCCACGGCGCAGGAACAGGCACTGTCGCAGGGGGTCCCGCCTGCGGAGACTGCCCCTGCCCCGGTGGCCCTCCCGACCAGCGTCCAGGAGAACGCCGAATGGTGGCCTGACTTCAGGCCCGAGAGCGGACTGACAGAGGAGGAATGGAACAACGGCGTTCACCACCTGAGCCGCCGCTGGCTCGCCTCTATGATGGGCCATCCCGACGAGACGCTCGGGCAACATGTCGGTGACGACGTGGCGATGTACGCTTTCTTGAAGCAGAAAGATGCGGAGCAATCCTCAGAGTATCTGCGCACCAGGCTGGGGCCTGCCCTATCGCTCCTGCCGCATCTTGGCTATGACCCCGCCGCGATTGTGCCGCCGGGACAGATTACCTTTCTGTCTGGTTTTGACCACAGTTACCCGGAAGCCCTGCAGATGGCGCTGGGGGATTACAAGGCCATGACTGGAGCCGCGTCTGAACAGGCCCCGGCGGCGGAGGCGGGGTGGGCGCCGTTGGGGCGGGCGCCGGGGCCGGAGGACGTGGTGCGGGTGACGCGGGCGGACGGCGGCCAGGCGGTGGGCCGCGTCGTCTACCAGGCGCAGGTGCCGCCTGCCGCGCCGGTCGCACGCGGCGCGCGCCCCCAAAGGGCTGGTAGCGGTTGGGCCATACGCGACCTCACGCCAGTGTCGGACGAGGAACTCGCGGACATCATCCGAAGCCGCCGCTATGCGGTCGCGCGCGCCAAGGATAAGGCCTCCACGTCGGCGGAGAAGATGGCCTCATTGGAGGCTTCTCTGAAGCGCGCTACTGATGAGCGCCAGCGAAGACGGGATGCCGGTGTTGACGCATGGCAAGTTGGCCCGGTCCTGTCCACCGACGCGGAGGGGAACGCCATCGCGCAGTTCGCGACGGAGGACGGGCGGACGACGTGGGTGCCCTGGCCGGAGGCTGGCGAGGGCTTCGAGGTGCAGGTGCAGGCCCCCGCCCCCGCGGCGGCCCCTACCCCCACTGCTGCCCCGTCCCCTACCACAGCCGCCCCCCCTGCGGTACAGGCCCCGGAACAGGCCCCCACGCAGGGGACCCCGCCCCCGCCGGAACCGCCCGAGGCACCCGCACCAGCCGCGGACCTCCCCGAGGCCCCGCAGCCCGTCACACTCACCACCGGCTCCGAGGAGGAACTCCTCACCGCCAACATCAACGTACTGCGCGGCCTCCACCGCAAGCTCCGCGCCCGCCTCGCCGAACTCGACGAGCCTGTCCGCGACGTGGAGGACGCCGCTGTCACCGCCGACTTCTCCACCGAGGCCGGCGTCCGCGGCGAAGAGGCCGTCATGGCCCAGGGCGACCGCACCGTCGCCGAAGCAGCCCGTGGCGCCATGACCAACTTCTACGGCTGGCCCGCCGAGTGGACCAGCTCGTGGCTCGACCTCACCGGGCGCGCCCTGGACGTGCGCGCCCGGATCGGGAACCGCGCCAAGGAACTGGTCTCCGGCCTGAGCACCTACCACCAGCGCCTCGTCCTCCTGTCGGCCTCCTACATGCAGAAGCCCGCCCTGCGCGAGGACCTGCAGGGGATGCCCGCCGGGACCGAGCTGCCCGCGCAGCCCGCCGCTGCCCTCGACGTGATCCTGCGGGGCCTCAAGCGCCCCGAGGTGGCCGACCAGTTCCTCGATGACGCCGGACAGGTGCAGGCCGCCGGCCTGCCCGGGGACGTGCGCTACCTGTGGGACCGCGTGGTCGAGTTCCATGCCCTGATGCGGGCCATCTACGAGGGCGACGAGTTCATGGCGGGTCTGCGCGACTACGGCGTGGCCCAGATTGAGACCTACCTTGCCAAGCCCGCGGCGCGAGGGCAAAGCGCCGTGGGGCAGTTGGAGGTCGCGGCACTGTGGAACCTCGCGCCGGAGGACTTTGCGGAGGACATGGCGGCGGCGATGCGCGGCGGGCAACCGGACATCGCCCGCACCGCCACCTTCGAGTCCGAGCGCACCCGGTCCATGAGCCTGCTGCACCAGATGCGCGAGGGGAACCTGAGCCTGAAGGACCTGGAGCGCCAACTGCCGGCGGCCTCCCTGCACGAGGCCCTGCGCTACTACACCCAGCAGTCCTACGCGGTGCATCTGCGGGCGTCCATCCAGGAGTGGGTGGAGGGCCACTTCGACCCGATGACGAAGGTGCGGGCGGTGCGGCCGGACTACGAGGCGCAGTGGGCCGCCCTCAAGTGGCGCCCGCTGCAACTGCCGCTGGTGGGTCCCGAGGGGCGGGCGCTGACCTTCCCCGGTCTTGAGGACTACTGGCTGCCGCCGGAGGTCTACGGCCCCATCGAGTCCCTGCTCTACAGCCCGCCGCTGAAGGCCTTCGGGGAACGGGCCATGCGCCTCATGCTCTCGGCCCGCGGTCTCTTCGCCGGGATGCAGGTGGCGAACCTGGAGTCGGTGTCCTTCCTGATGGCGAACGTCCTGGAGCAGATGGTGAACCCGGCGCTGCTGTCCATCCCGCAGGACCGCCTCGGCCTGACCTCGCTGAACGGCTTCCGGGCGTTCGTGTCCGTGCTGCCGCGCCTGGTGCTGCAGGGTAACCTCGGGGTGTCAAGTCACTCGCTGCGGGCGCGGATCTGGGACTCTGCCATGCAGGCCCTGGAGCAGACCCTCGCCCCGCTACTCGGGCGCTACACCCCGGAGGCCGCCGACCTCGTGGCCCGCCGCGTGCGCGAGCTGCAGGTGATGAACTCCGGCCCGGGCCTCTGGTCGCAGAAGCGCATCTCGGAGAGCCAGCGGCTCCTGACAGAGAAGCTCCTGAGCAACGTCGGCCAGGAACTCGGTGTCCTCAAGCACGAGTGGGACGACATGCTGGAGGCGGCCCTGGGCCTGGTCTTCGTCATGGACGAGGGCGGGCGCCTCTTTACCTTCCTGTCCCGCCTGGAGATGGGCGACGGTTTCGACGCCGCCCGGCACGCCCTGAACCCGACCACCGTGAACTACTCGCCCAACTACTCCATCCCCATGGACGAGTGGTTCAAGGTCTTTTTCTGGTACTTCATGTATGCGCGGCAGCGCACCGCGCAGTTCTTCGAGCACTTCCTGACCCGGCCTGGCCTGGTCATCGGCCTGGAGGAGATACAGCGCAAGCGGGCCGAGCTGCAGGGCTACGACGGAGAGGCCGCGTGCCTGCAGGGCGGCAAGTTCTACTGGATGGGCGCGGAGTGGATGCCGCTGACCTGGAACAACACTCTCATCAACAACCCCTGGCTGAAGGTGGGCAGGCCGGGGCCGCAGTTGGTCGAGGGCGACGGGCAGTACATGCTCTGGGTGCGGTGGCGCCTGCCCTTCTGGGAGGAGCCCTCGCAGGTGTTCGAGATGCTCTCCTCGCCGGTCAGTGCCGTGGATGAGCGCGGCCTGCCTGTCCGGGGTCTGCAGGAGTGGGAGGGCCGCAAGGGCCTGGACCTGCGGCAGATACCAGTGGTGGGCCGCTACGCGGGCATCGCGCGGAAGACGCCGCTGGTAGGCCCGGACGCGCCGGTGGCCCATGCGGTCATGCGGCGGCTGGGACGCACCGGGGTCTCCGACGAGGCCCTGCAGACGCTGGTGCAGCGGGACTGGGCACAGGTGGGCCGCGTGACCACGGACCAAGCCCGCGTGACGGGTGACACCCCGTTCCGCAGGTGGTATCATCGGGGGCGGACGGTGCCCGAGGCGGCGCGGTGTCCCTTGAACCTGGTCCAGAAGCACGGCAGCGAGTGGGCCATGGGGTATGAGTTCCAGAAGCTCCAGCTCTACCGGGACATCGAGCAGGCGTACTCGCGCAGCGGGCTGTCCATCCAGGCGGTGCCGGTGAAGAAGCTTCTGGCGAACATGACCATCCTGCAACTGGAGCGGGCGGTGGCGGAGGTGCGCGGCAAGCTCGGGCGCGGGGAGGCGACGGTGCTGCCACTGGAGAGCTACGAGAAGGAGCTGGCGCGGCGGCGGGGGCCGAAGCCGGTGGGTCCGCGTGACTGGCGGGAGCAGCGCAAGGTGATCTGGTCGCCGTGGACGCTGGAGAACCTCGGGATGTCGGACGTGCGGGAACCCGTCGCACAGTAAGGAGTGGCGCGCATGGCGGGCGACAACGGCCTCGGTCCCGGTGCCCTCGGCGGCTTCTGCGTGCGCGGCAAACAGAACGCCGACCGCATCGCCCAACTGCGCCATGACCACGACAAGCTCGACGAACGGGTCGAAACCGACCGGGATGCCAACCGCACCCGTTGGGAGACACAGAAGGAGTGGAACATCAGGATGGAACTGGGTGGCAGTCGGGATGAGACGGCGAAGGCCATAGCGCAGGCGGTGGCGGAGCAGGTGCGCCGAGAGGTCGCGCCCCCCCCGAAGGTGAACCTCTGGGCCTACTGGAAACTCGCAGCCGCAGCGGTGCTGTTGCTGCTGGCGGCGGGGCCGCTGGCCTTCGCGGCGACGCTGGTGGCGATCATCGGCCCGAAGACCATCGCGGACATCGTAGAGGCGTGCAAGTGAGGGGGTGAGTAGACATGGTAGGAGGAGAGATGTGGGCGAACATCGGGCGTTGGCTCTGGGAGATCGTGGTGCCCGCGCTGCTGACGCTACTGCTCCCCGCGGTGTTCCAGGTGGTGCGGGAGTGGGCGGCCACCATCCGGGACGAGCGCCTGCGCCGGCTGCTGGAGGAGCTGGTGCGCGCGGCCGAGCAGATCTACGGCAAGGAGCGCGGGGCGGACAAGCTCGCGTATGTCACAGGCGCGCTCGACGAGATGGGCGTGAGAGCGTCGCGACCGCAGATCGAGGCGGCCGTCAATCGGCTGTTCGGAAAGGAGCCGTGCTGACATGCCGAGCGAGCGCAAGGTCACACTGGCGGAGTTCGAGGCCCACCTGGGCAACACCGCCGTGCCCCGCCGCATTGACGAGGTGATCGTTCACCACACCTGGTCACCCACCGCCGCGCAGTACGCGGGCATCTCCACAGTGGCCGGCGTCCGGCGCTACCACATGCAGGTGCGCGGCTGGTCGGACAACGGCTACCACGTCATGGTGCCCCCCGTTCGGAACGAGGTATTCCTGTGTCGGCCGCTGGCGCGCAGCGGGGCGCACTGCCTGAACCACAACACGCACAGCGTCGGGGTCTCGTTCATCGCCGACTTCGACAAGGAGGACCCGCAGCGCTACGGCGGCATGGAGGAAGGGGTGCAGGTGGTGGCGGCCCTCTGCCGGCGCTTCGGCCTGCCGGTCAGCGACGTGCGGTTCCACCGGGAGTTCGCGGACAAGTCCTGCCCCGGCACGAAGATGTCGCTGTCGTGGTTCCGGACGCGAGTGCAGGTCGCGCTGGCGGACGGGTCCGACGAGGACGGCGAGGACGGCGAGGAGGGCAGCAACGCCCTGCGCGTGGTGCTCCTCGACGGCAGCGAGTTCGGGACCGTCGTGGACTGCGCGGCGCGACTGGAGGAGGGCACTACCCGGTGCGGCCTGCGGGCACTCGCGGAGGCCCTCGGCTACGTGGTGACCCCGCACATTGACGACCAGGGGAAGGTCTACCTGCGGAAGGGGGGTGAGTGATATGCGGATGCTGCTGCTGCTGTTGGCCGTGCTGGCGGTGACCGTGGCCTGGGCCGAGCCGAAGCAGTGGAACGAGGAGGCGGGCTTCGACCTGTTCATGCCGGACGCCGGGATGACGGTGCTGCCCTGGGATGGAGGGGATGCGATAGCGGGCGGGTCCTGGCTGGTGTCCGACAACGTGTTCGACCGCGACCTGTGGCTCGACCTGCTGCTGCCCGTCTCCCGTCTCGGAGGCGGGCTGTCGTTGCAGGTGGTGCCGCAGGCGCCGCTTGCGTTGGGGGCCTACTATCAGGACAGGTGGTTCATGGGCCTGACGGCGCACACGGCCTGGTGAGTTTCGTCACGCCGGCGGGTCTGCCCCACTCGCCGGAGGGGCCTGACCAGCCCCAGCTCCCACCCCCGTCTTCGGCTGGCCCGAGGGCGGGGGTCACTTTTTTTCTCAAGGGGCTTGACAAGCGCGCGTAACTCGTGTATAGTGCCGCTAACGCCAGACATGGAGGTAGCGATGGCCCTGCCCAGGACGGTCATGTTGAGGCTCACCGAGGAGGACTACGCGGCGCTCAAGGCCGAGGCGAAGAAGCGCGACCGGGGCATGGCGTATGTGGCCCGCGAGTATGTGCGGGCCGGTCTGGCGAAGAAGACCAAGTAGGTTTCCACCAAGACACGGGGGTGTCGAGAATGAGAGTCCACGAGGTTTCGCCGGGCGGCTCCCCTGGAGGCGTGCTCTCCCCCGTGTCGCGTCCTCCCTGCCGTCCGGCCCTGCTGCTGCGCGTCGCTCACTCTCAAGGAGGTGGTGCCCAGGTCGTGCGTTTCCCCACTGTAGCGTCCCCCGGCGGTTCGGCTGCCGCCGGGGGCGCAATCATCATGGCGGCGCTCGCCGCCGGATCGTGCGAGACAACGAGAAGGACAAGGGAGGTCGGGTAGTCATGCTGAAGCAGCATGTTCGGAACCACACGACGTTCATCGGGCTTCCGGCGGCGTGGGCCGGGACGGACGTGGTGACCATGTCCGAGTCCGAACTTGCGGAGCAGCTCGCGGCGGCGCGGGCGGAGGGGCGGGAGGCCGCCAAGCGGGAGCCCGCGCCGGAGCCGGAGCCCTGCGCCACCTTTGACTTCGGCGACGGGCCGGTCCCGGCGCACCGGCACCCGCGCGGGGGCGGCTGGGTGGCGGAGACCGCATGGGTGGCGGAGACCGCCTATATCGGCCCTAAAGCGCGGGTCTACGAGACCGCGCGGGTCTTCGAGACCGCGCGGGTCTTCGGGAACGCGCAGGTCTCCGGGGCCGCGTGGGTCTACGGGCACGCGCGGGTCTCCGGGACCGCGCGGGTCTACGGGGCCGCGCGGGTCTACGGGGCCGCGCGGGTCTACGGGGACGCGGAGGTCTCCGGGGACGCGCAGGTCTACGGGACCGCGCGGGTCTCCGGGACCGCGCGGGTCTACGGGCACGCGTGGGTCTCCGGGGACGCGCAGGTCTACGGGACCGCGTGGGTCTACGGGACCGCGTGGGTCTACGAGACCGCGCGGGTCTACGAGACCGCGCGGGTCTTCGGGACCGCGCTGGTCTCCGGGGCCGCGCGGGTCTACGGGACCGCGCGGGTCTTCGAGACCGCGCAGGTCTTCGGGCACGCGTGGGTCTACGGGACCGCGCAGGTCTCCGGGACCGCGTGGGTCTCCGGGACCGCGCGGGTCTACGGGGACGCGCGGGTCTACGGGGACGCGCGGGTCTACGGGCACGCGTGGGTCTACGGGGACGCGCGGGTC